ACACTGGGAAGCCTCAACTGGGGAGCCTTCCGTAATCCAGAAGATCTGCGTAGGGCTGCCCGCATTCTGCACCGCAGTCTCAATAATATTCTTGATTACCAAGACTTCTTATCCATCCAATCAAAGCTGTCCAACGATGAAATCCGACCACTGGGCATCGGCATCACAAACCTTGCCTACTGGCACGCCAAAAGGGGTCTGCGTTACGGGGAGAAGGATGCTCTAGCCGAGATCAAGTCATGGATGGAACACATGGCATTCTATCTCACAGAAGCCAGTGTGGAACTAGCACAAGAACGCGGTGCTTGCTTGGGCAGCGAACACACACGCTACGGCAAGGGAGTATTTCCTTGGGAACTAAGAGCCCGCGGTGTGAATGAACTTGCGGACTTTGCTCCGGAACTGGATTGGGAAACACTACGCACCAACATGAAAACTCACGGTGTGCGTAATGCCACACAGATGGCCGTGGCCCCTGTGGAATCCAGTAGTGTAGTAATCAACTCAACCAATGGTATTGAAATGCCCATGAGCTTGATCTCAGTAAAAGAAAGCAAAGCAGGAAGTTTTGTGCAAGTGGTGCCCGAGTATCACAAGTTGAAAAACAAATATCAGATGATGTGGGAACAAAAAGACTGCGAAGGTTATCTCAAGACCGCAGCAGTGATTGCAGCCTATGTGGATCAAAGTATCAGCACCAACACTTTCTACAATCCTGCACACTTTGCAGATCGCAAAGTTCCTACCACACTGATTGCTCGTAATCTCATGCAGGCACATTTGTGGGGATTGAAAACTTTTTACTACAGTCTAATAAACAAACAAGGCAGCAAAGAGACAGCTGAAGACGCTCCACTCATGCCTATTGATTTTGATGATGTGGAAGATTGTGAGGCCTGTAAACTTTAAGGGAATAATATGTCAAAACAACAATACAACCTAACCACAAAGACCGATTATCTCAATCGCAAGATGTTTCTGGATCCAGAAGGTCCGGTCACAATCCAACGCTTTGAAGAAGTCAAGTACAACAAGATTCAAAAGATCGAACAGACTGCTCGTGGATTCTTTTGGGTTCCCGAAGAGATCAGTCTCAGCAAGGACGCCAACGACTTCAAAGATGCGTCGGATGCTGTGAAGCATATCTTCACATCAAACCTGCTACGCCAAACAGCATTGGACAGCTTGCAAGGTCGCGGACCGGCACAGGTATTCACACCTTGCGTGAGCTTGCCTGAACTAGAGGCCTTAATGTATAACTGGAGTTTCTTTGAGACCAACATCCATAGTCGCAGTTACAGCCACATCATCCGCAACATTTACAATGTGCCAAAAGAAGTGTTCAACACCATACATGACACACAAGAGATAGTTGATATGGCATCAAGTGTAGGCGACTACTATGACAAGCTGCATGAGTTGAACTGCTTCAAAGAGATCAATCCTAAGACAGTGAGTGAACCCAGTCACATAAAGGCCATATGGATGGCACTACACGCAAGTTATGCGTTGGAAGCATTTAGATTCATGGTATCATTTGCCACAAGCCTAGCCATGGTAGAGAACAAGATCTTTATTGGCAATGGCAACATCATCAGCTTGATCTTACAAGATGAACTACTACACAAAGAGTGGACTGCTTTCATGATCAATCAAGTGATCAAAGAAGATCCACGCTTTGCAGAAGCCAAAGCAGAATGCGAAGCTGAGGTGTACGAGTTATACATGGATGTGATTCGTGAAGAAAAAGCCTGGGCTGAATACTTGTTTAACAAGGGACCGGTGATTGGTCTCAATGCCAACATCCTCAAAGACTTTGTGGATTATACAGCAGTGGGAGCACTCAAGGATATTGGTATCAAATATCAAGCAGCAGCACCACGCAACACACCTATTCCTTGGTTCAACAAACACTCAGACACCAGCAAGAAACAAACTGCACTGCAAGAGAACGAATCAACTAACTATGTTATCGGCGTGATGAGCGAAAGCCTCGACTACGATCTATTACCCAACCTGTAAGGAGAACACAATGACAGCTATAGTATGGAGCAAAGACAACTGTGCCTTCTGCGATCAAGCCAAGGCTCTGTTGGAGCAAAGGAATATTGCATATGAAGAACGCAAAATCGGACATGGATACACCCGAGAGGACCTGTTGGAAGCTGTGCCCACAGCCAGAACAGTACCACAGATTTTTGTGAACAACAATCATGTTGGCGGATTCACAGAACTGAGAAAATACATTGAAGAAACCGCCGGCGGATACGGAGATTAAATGCTAATAGATAAAGGCGTCAGCCCAAACGAAGTGGTCACATTCAAACTCACATCTGGTGAGGAACTGGTGGCCAGACTCAATGAAGAAACTGCCACACACTACAAACTTTCCAAACCCATGGTGATCGCCATGGGTGCTAAAGGCCCTGGACTCATGCCTTACTTGTTCACTGTGTCTCCAGACAAAGATATCTCCTTGAGCAAAGCCACTGTTACAGTAGCAGTGGCCAGCGATAAAACCTTTGCTGACCAGTACATGCAAAGCACTACCAATATCCAGTTGGTCTGACATTTTCTACCCATAAATAACATATGGGACATAGATTTGTGATCATGCGTGGTACTACTGTTGCCGAGTATGATCTCTATGAAAATATCCCAGATGATTTTGATCATGTGATAGAGTTTCTTCCTGAGATACCGCCGGAGCCGCATACCCCGGAACAGCACGAAGAAATTGATTCATGGAATGATAAATTTTTAAGACTCATGGAGATTGAACATGCCCGCAGCCGCTAGAAAAGGTGATCAAGGAATTCCACATTGCAGTGGATATACTATCGCTGCGGGCAGCGGAGATGTTTTTATCAATAGTATTGCTGCTGCTAGACAAGGTGATAATTCGACACCCCATCTAAAACCCGGTCCCGGAAAGCCTCCTTGTAGCACTCATTCTGCTTCAATTTCTAGAGGAAGTTCCACTGTGTTTGTAAATGGAAAACCCTTGGCCAGGGTGGGAGATCCGCTGGCCGGTTGTACTTCTGTGGGCCAAGGTAGCCCGAATGTTTTTGCAGGATAACACATGGTAGTAAGTGTACTAACACCTTTGCAGATGATCGCCGGTGCCACATTGAGCAACAATGGCGGAGTGGCCCTGGCCAACACTTGGACCGCTGCTGTTGGTAGCTATACTGGTACCACCTTGATCTCGGATTACTTCTCTGCGGTCTCTGCTGCTTATTCTAATATCGCTGCTAACATTAGTAATGCCACATTGAGTAACATGGTCACATTCTGCTCAGGCACTGTTCCGGCACTGGCCGATAACACCCCAGCTGCTTATGCTGGTTTAGGAACCAACGCATTATCGGGATTCACCGGTATAGTAACCTCACAAGGCAGTAGTTATCTTGGCAATGGAAATGTCACTGTGTTTGCACAAGTATTTTCTGCTGCCCAGGGTTATGTGACCACTACTAACGATTATATCAATACCAGTATCAACAGCCAAACATATCTGGGATCTACTTTCACCACAATGAATAGTCTGGTTACTGGGAATCTCAGTGACACCACTTTGGCCATGGGCTCATTTGGTGCCGACCTTGCTCGACTAGGACAGCTGATTGATTTAAACAATCTAGGAAACTTTGGATCTCCTGCCGCATTGTTTAGGCAGCTGATCACAGTGACAAATATCACCCCAGGAATTCGTACTGCATTGATACAGGCTGGATTAGATGAGGCCAGCATTGGTAATCTCACCAACCCTAATATCAATGTGGACACCAATGTGCAACGACTGGCATATATTGGCATGCAGAATGTTACTGGTACTGATCTAGAACAGGTGTTGGCTATATTTGGTGTGACTACTGCAAATATCACAACCATGGCAGATCTTTTGAATCCTGTGAAGATCTTCCCCAACAGTTTTCCTAGCCTTACAGTCCGAACTTACAGCCAGGATGCTACCTCGGTACTACGAGCTATCTACGACAATAGCCAAGGAGTTGTGAATTCAAAATTATTGATCTATTTGCCGCAATATGTATTATTGTTGGCCGGTCCAAATACCATCACCTATGAGAGGCTCAGCAGGATCATACCTTCAGACCAAGCATTGGCCAACAAAGCCATACAGGTCAGTTTGCAACAGATCAAAAATATCAGCACTCTCACACTGGCTCAATTGGCTGCGGCGTTTAGCAATATGGAGACCACTAGAGATCTTCCTGCAATATCTGCATTGCAACAAGCAGTACCAGCATCAGTGGCTGCATACTATACTAATACCTATGCCACAGGAAGCGGCCCCAATGGCACATTGGTCATAACCGACCTGCTGGGTGCAGCAGTTGGTTTACCGTTCACTAGTGACCTCACCAATGTGACTACCACAATCAATTCAATGACCACAGCAGGTATACTGGGCACATTGACAGTGACCTATGTGAGGATGAAAGACACTGTGGATGGGGTATACAATGTAGGCAATACTGTGGTTATACCCGCCGGACCCGGAGCAGGAACATACAGCAATGTTGACGCAGCATTGAGTGCATTGATCAGCAATGCTTCATCTGAGGTATCCAGTATCCAAAGTTCTTATCCCACACAAAGTGCTAACCTAAACGCCAATTTCACTGACATGGCCTCAAGCCTTGTCACAGAGAATACCAATCTATCTTTGGCCAGTATAGATATCCCCAACTTGTTGACCACAGGCCGTGGACCAATCATGAGCTTTGTACAGACTTTACCTAGCTATGGGGTAAACACTGAAAAGAATGGACCTAGTCAATTCCTTGAAACCGTTGCAGATCTCAACACACAAGGTGGCCAAGCTATAGTGGCATGCCTAAGAGAAGGCAGGAACATTGCTGTGTTGAATGCCGTGAATATAGGCGTGGATACCAACATTCCGGCCACCCCGACCACAGTTCCACCACAGGCAAATCTAATTCCTAGTACCTATTCTGATGCAGAAGCAGCCAATTTGGTCGTAAAATAGCGCGGATATCAGTATTATCACTAAGTAATGTTGTGCCACGAGCACACCTAACAATTTTTAAAAGGAAAAACTTCATGAAGAAATATGCTTTACTCTTGGCCCTAGCATTGGCCGCCGGTGCTGTCACAGCACAAACCGCTCCCCAAGTCAGCGTGTATGGCAAGATTCGCGTGTACGAAGAATCATACACCCTAGGCACTGCTAGTGCTCTCACTCGTCTAACCAATGATTCCACTCGCTTGGGTGTCAAAGCCACTGGCGATGTTGGTAGCGGTATCACTGCCACTGCCATTCTGGAAACTGGTGTTGCCGTGGATGCACCAAGTGCTACCACACTGGGTGATCGTACTGCTCGATTCAATCTCAGCAACAGCCTAGGAACCGTAGGGGTGGGCCGTGATAAACACTCGGCGGTTCGTGCATTGGATAACTTTGATGTATTTGAAAATGCATATGGTACCATTGTGGGCACCGTACATAACGCACAAGGTTCGCGTGTGCAGAACGCATTGTTTGTGAGCAGCGCACCTATCGCTGGATTCACTGCTAACTATCAATTGGCCAACAGCGAAGTGGCTGGCACCGCCAATACCACAGCAGGCAGCATCGACTATACACAAGGACCATTCAGTGCTACCTTTGCTCGTTACGACGATGGTATCTCCAGTTCCAGCAATATCTTTGGTGTGAAATATAATCTAGCCAGTACCGGTACTACCGTGTTTGGTCTGTACAGCAGTGATGTGGCATCCAATGTGAGCACCACTGGCAAGAGCATTGGTGTAAGCCAAGCAATCACTAGCCAATTGAGTGTGTTGGCCAATTACGGTGAAACCGATACTGGCAAAACCGGTCGCGGCGTGGGTGTAGCTTATGCAATGAACAAGGCATTGACTTTCAATGCTCGTTGGAGTTTCATCGATACAACCACAGATGTCACACAATACGGTGTGGGCGTAGAATACAATTTCTAAGCTGTTAATAAACAAAAAACCCTGCTCGGCAGGGTTTTTTTATGGAGTTAATTTAACGCCGAAGGAAACTGCGTTTGATTAGATCTTGTATCTTAGTGAGATCACAACCGATGTTTATCACAATCCGATATTGGGTGCTGCGATTTATCACCCAATGAGCATGTTCATAATGATTGATTAAAAATACATCACCTTCTTGAACTGGCATATTGCCCCAATCCAAAAACCCAAACTCGAAACCATCTGGCCATGCCACAGCAGCATATATCTTGTTGAGACATTTGTTGCCAGGGTATAGGTCATAGTGTGGTTGATAATACATTTCGGGTCCTACTATATACCAACTCACAATATTGATAGCATCATCATCTAAAAATGAATTCACCCATTTTCTCACTGGATGATCATCACTAATATGCCATGTGAAATCCATATCATGCCTGTATTTCTCGCACAATCCATTTTCGTCAATGCTGTCACCATGAGGGGAAATTTTTTCAATCCATTCATCTCGGTTTTTTGGACCAAACATTATCTGCCCGGTCCAAGGACGGTAATGGTTTTTGTCACCGGCATGTTTCCATCGTTCTCTCTCATCATCCAAGACTTCTTGCCAATGGAGATATTCTTTAACAGCATCACTTAATATTTCAGGACAAAACTTTGGAACTTCAAGACCCAACTTCAGCCATGGTATTCTAGATGACAGTATTGAATTTAACTGTAAGGAATTTTCTCCACTGGCATTGGTTAATATTTTTGTAATCATAATTTTAACGCCTGAGGAAACTGCGTTTGATTAGATCTTGTATCTTGGTGAGATCACAACCGATGTTTATCACTATCCGATATTGGGCACTGTGGTTTACTACCCAATGTGGATCTTGATAGTGGTTGATTAAAAACACATCACCTTCTTGAACTGGCATATTGCCCCAATCCAAAAATCCAAACTCTGATCCGTCAGGCCAGGTCACGGCAGCATATATCTTGCTGAGCCATTTATTACCCGGAGATACATCATAGTGTGGTTGATAATATGCTTGAGGTCCTAGTACATAATAGCTTACGATATTGATAGCATCATCATCTAAGAAAGAATTTGCCCATTTTCTCACTGGATGATCATTGTCAACATACCATGTGAAATCCATGGCATGCCTGTGTTTCTTGCACAAGTAATCTTCGTCGACAAACATAGGTGAACCGTTTTCGTCAGTTTTGTTATTGTCGGAGGAAATCGTAGCAAGCCATTCATCTCGGTTTTTTGGACCAAACAGCAGCGGGCCATTCCATGGGTAGTAATAAATTTTGTCACCAGGATGTCTCCATGATTCTCGCTGATCATCATAGATTTTTTGCCAATCGCGATTTACTTTGATAGCATCGTTCAATATTTCAGAACGAAACTTTGGACCCTCAAGATCCAACTTCAGCCACGGTATTCCAGATGACAGTATTGAATTTAGCTGTAAGGAATTTTCTCTGCTGGCATCATTTAATAGTTTTGTAATCATGATTTTAACATCTTGGTTCTAAAATGCCATATGGGTAAATAGATCTCTAGTTCATATACACAATTGAGATTAAATCTCGTAGCTGGGCAATAATAAAGTGGACTAGATCTATGATCAAAATCAATGTCGCTGTAGTCGGGATATTGTTTTCCAAATAATATAATTTGGTGTAGATTGATATAATCTATCTCTATGCATGTGATTTGCATCCATGTGGGCAAAGTATCGTCCCAACTTTTACCTGAAAATTTAACCGCCAACTTATCAAAAGGTTTGAATTCTAAATCACATATTATTTTACCTGAGCCAGACTGTACTTCTTGCTCATGGGAAAATCTTTCAAATCTTGTGCCCACGGATATTTGTGGAGTGCATCCGTTTATTTCGGAAGTATAAGTTATCTCTACATGGTTCATACAGTATATATCTCAAATTGATGTGCAAATCGAAAATTGCAATTTTTTTTTGTGGCAAAATTGCAACAATCGTTGTGATTTTTTTCGGTTGACCGGTATTGCTCAAACTGCTATAATATGAGCATACACAGCAACAAGGAGCACAAGATGTTTTTGTTAGGATTGATAGTTGGCATTGTAGTTGGTGCCTATCTGGCTCTTGTTGTAATCGTCCACACTCACTATTTCGGGTAATCAAAAATGAGCAAAATGTCTGATCTGTATATGGAAGTGGAAACCATGTTGAACGAGGGCGAGCACCCTGCTCGCATCGCTCGCCGCCTGGGTGTGCCTTTGAGCATGGTATACGATGTGCTGGAAAGCATGCCAGCAGAAGACGAAATCGCAACTCAAGTTGGTGAAATCGGTTGACCCCTATTGTTCGAACTGCTATAATACACACATAGACAGCAACAAACAGGAGTTCCTAATGCAAGTTACTATTGACATCCCCAAAAAAGTTCTAAACAACATCAAACGATCTGCCGAGGTTTACGGCAATGTGACCCCTACAGATGCTCAACTCAAAGAGTTTTTGCAATGGCATGTGCT